GGGGAGCAGGCAAATACGATTGGGCTAGGCGAGACTCAGCGACGACGACCTTGGGCTTGTCGGCGTTGCGCTCGATTGCCACGAGGGCCGAGGCTACGCGGTGATCCGTCTTGTCGAGGTCTTTGCCGAGCGTGGCGACGACGTCAGGCTTAGTCGGGCCGGGAGGCTGGACGGGCAGGGGCTCCGCGTCTCCCTTGCGGAACAGACTGCACCCGGTCAGGGCCAGGACGGCGATGACCAGGAGCAGGCGCATGGATTATTCGCGACCCTTGAGGGCGTCGAGAGCCTGACGGCCTTTGGCTTCGAGCGTGTCGGCCTTGGCCTTGTGCTTGCGCATGACGAGGGCTCCGGCGACGAAGCCGACGAGGAGGGCGAGGATGTGGGTAATCATGGGAGTCGAGGGGCGGAAGGGTCGAAGATTTCAACGCGGACGAGAGGGCCGAGGTCGGCGGGGGTCTGCGGGGTGTCGAAGGTGACGGTGACCGAAGCCGAGTCGCAATCCATGTCTTCGCCGTTCATCTGGGGGAAGACGGCCTTAGCGAGTTCAGCGCCGTTGGCGATGTAAGCGCCAATGATTGTGATGCGGTAGGATGTGCTCATAGATTATTCGGTGTAGAACCAGCCGCCGTTGCAGTTCATAACCTGACGCACGCCAGGGGTGGCGACGGCCTCGACCTGTTCACGGTAGCAACCCTGACCCGATGCGGTTGCCGTGGTCGGGCCTGCGGTAGTCGTGGCGGCCTGCGTTCCGTTGATGTAGAGGGTGACGTTGCCGGTTCCGTCAGAGTAGATTTGCCAATGGATGCCGCCGCCATCTGGGACGGTAACAGAAGAGGCAACGTCAGTCAGGGTTGTTCCGTTGTGAACCGTTAGGGATACCGTGGAAGCAGCGCCACCGACTTTCTTAAGACCAATGCCCTTTAGGGTCATGTTCCCAGTCGTTTGAGTCGAGTATCCACCGAGACTGATTCGGCACATCGTGTTAGCGTCGCCGAGGTAACTGGTGGCACCACCGTGTCCCATCATAGCGTAGCCGCCAATCCAGACCTTCTTTGAGAAGTCGACTTGGTCGGCTTTGGCGGTGCTTGTTCCGAATCCACCGTTTGCTGTGCCGATAACTCCGAAAAGGTAAGCGCTACGGCCGACGGCAAGTGTGGAGAGATAAACCTGACGGGAAAAACCTTGAGGGTTGCTTGTACTCAAAGCGCCCGAGCCGCTAACTGATGACTGGTTAAAAAACGCCAGAGTTTGCAATCGTGGGTTAGTCAGCAGGAAACCCTGATTGCCTGCAGCCAGCGCCGTGGTGGTAGAGGTAGCCGCAACGACCTGAGCCGTCGTCGCAAACGCCGGAACCGCCGCCGTGACGAACGCCGTAGTCGCCAGCGCCGTGGTGTTGTTGCCCGGAGACTGCGTCGTGGCGATCGTGCCAGTCGGCAAGGTGGGTGTTCCAGTGAAGGTCGGGGAGGCTAAGTTCGACTTCAGGTCCAGCGCCGACTGCAAGTCAGTCTGGGTCGAGAGCGTGCCGGTGATGGCTCCCCAGGCTACCGAGGTCGCAGGGGTGACGCCGCCCACATTGACCACCCAAGAGGCGTATGTACCCGACCCGGTGTGGTGGTTGACGTCCACGGTCAGGACGCCAGTGCCAGAGTTGTACGTCAGTACCTCTCCGTGCATATGGTTGGAGGCGTCGTAAGAAATCGTGATGTTCTGGGTCGGCGTGTACGAGAGGCCCGTGCCGATCGTGAAGGTCTTGTTGCCGTTGCTGACAGTGTTGCTCGTCGTCGAGGTCGTCAGGTAACGGTCGCCTGGGATGAGGGTCTGCCAGGAGGAGTCGTAGTTCGTGCCAGAGTTCTTGGTGAGGACTTGGCCCGTGCTTCCGGCAACAGGCTGGCCTGCCGCAATCACTGCGTAGGTTGAGGCCGCAGCTGAGGTCGTCAGGTACGAGGACATTCCCGCCAGAGTCTGGTAGGTGCTGGCCGCGGTGGCTGAGGTAAGGTAGGGCGTCAGCGCTGCGCTGGTGATGTAGCCCTGAACCTTGACGAATGCGGTCGTGGCAATCGATGTGTCGTTGTCGCCAGAGGCCGGTGTCGGCGCCCTTGGGTCTCCCGTAAAGACAGGCGAGGCTTTCGGCGCAAAGCTCGTAGTTACCCACGACTCCGTGGCGATGTTCTGCGTCTCGCTTTCCAAGAATACCCTGAACTTAGAAGGTGTCAGACCCTCGTCGTCGTAAACCCACAGATCGCCGTCCACCTTGTCGGTGGGTTCAGTTTGGGTGGGGACGATATTGAACCCTGGTATAACTACGACTTCGTCTCCGGTAATGCTAGGGACGCTGACGCGGCCCGTAAAGTCAGCCCCCGAAAGCAAGGCGTAGTTGCCGAGGTTTAGCGTCACCCAGTCGGTGTTGTAGTTCGTGCCGTCAATCTTCTGGAGGTACTGGCCAGCCGTGCCGCCAGCAGGAACGCCCTGACCAGCAGGGCCCGCAGGCCCAGGGACGCCGACGCTACCCGTCAGGGTGCCGGGGATGATGCCCGAGACCGTGCCCGTGATGGTCGACTGGTCAGCGGAAAATACCCCCGAGATGGTCCCGAAGGTCGAAGCCGTCGAGGTGATCGTCGCGTCAGGCATGGCTTAGACGGTGACGCTGTCGATGACGTTGACGCGGAAGATTTCGGTGCGCGAGATGGTCGAGCCCGGGAAGACGAACTTGATGTCCCACTTGCCGAGGCCGATGGCCCAGTCAGCGGTCGAGCCCGGGTAGGTCACCGTGAAGGACAGGCCGTCGCCGGCCTTGGTCACCGTCATCGCGTAGACGTTGCCTTGGCGGTCTTCGAGGGACGAGCTAAGGGTCGTGGTCAGCAGATTGGCCGGGCCCGTCGCCCCTGGCGTCCAGGTAAAGGTGCAGGCGAAGGTGTTACCCTGCGAGACGGTTACTTGATTAGTGCAGCTCATCGGGTCTTAACCTTGCCCCGATTGGAAGGGGGGGGTGCTTACGAGATGTTCTCGAACCATTCGAAGTCCGTGACCGGGCTCGTGCCATCTAATCCTGCGGCCTGGCCTGTATCGAAGGCATCGATGATCAGGATGAAGGCGCTGGTGCTGGTCTGCACGGTATTGCCCACCATGTCCTCGGGGTATGGGTCGACAAAGCCGTCGGCAATGAAGTAGTCCTCGATGGGCGCGGTATTCTCAGAGAAGTCAATCTCAGGACCGCCCTGGGCCACGTTGCCGCGGATAAAGCCGTTCCCCTCGATGGTCTTCATGAAAAAAGCCCCGGCAGGATACTCCGTGTTATTATCCCCCAAGACAGGGGTGACAGGGGTGGCGTCAGTGTTGGTCACCACTCGGCGCGTGGATACCCATGTCCGGGTCTCGCTGTCTACTCCGATGATGTAGCCCATCAGATGCGGGCGTAGTAGTACTTGGCCGTGGTCGTACCTAGCTTGATGCGGTCAGCCCACAGGGAGCCGGTGACGTTCTGAGTGACCGTGAAGGTCGTCGGGGCCGTGATGCTGTCTACGGCAATCGTGCCGACGACAAGATAGCCCCATGTGTTGTCGTCGGGGGTGACGGGGAAGGTATTTCCTCCGATGATGACCGGGTACTGGTTGCTACTGAAGATGCTGTCGGGGTAATTGTAAGGGCTCGTTGTCTTGGCCCCTGCCCGGAGGGTGATATACGAAGTCTTGGTCGTCGCGTCATAGTTGCTGGACGCAAGCTGCGCAGTCGGCGGATTTGCCACCCCAGAGGTGACACGGTTAAGCAGCACTTCCGTGCCAGAAACGTAGTCATCAATCTTGGGGACAAGGTTGTTGAGCGTGCCCGATTGCACTTGATAGCGAACGACCTGAGAACCGCCGGAAGTGGCGATCTGGACGTTCACAATCTTAAACGGATGGTACAAGTCTTCGGCGTTTGCGTAGTTGGCCCAAGGCGCCCAAGGCTGGATGATGGTCAGGTTGGACCCTTGGCTTGAGTCGCTGAACGTATAACCGACTCCTGGCTGGATGCCCATTGTCTTTAAGCGTTGCGGTAAACTAACGGAGACCAGCCGTCCTGGTTGTAGCGGATTTCGTACATGATCTTGTAGAGCGTGCCGTATTCCTCGACGTTGACCTGCGAAAGAAGGTTGCGACGTCCAATCGAACCAGAGCCAGAACTTCCCCAGCTTGGGAGTAGGGCTACGCCACCCCATGAGGCGGTAGCACTCGCCGTGTTAAGGTAAGACAAAAGAGTATTTACCGTAGCCACGTTGGCCGCGTAGATCACACCAGAGTAGGTCGTCGCGGCGGCAAGGTACTGGGTCTTGCCGAAGAGCTCAGGGACGTCCGGGTCGACGAAACCGATGAAGCGGCCGCCCATGCCGGTCTCGAAGCAGGCGCCGTTGTAACCTTCAGAAGAGGGCACGACGACTGGCTTGCCTGCGTTGGGTCCTCCGACGGCGATGACGGTAACAGGGGGCCCAAGGGTTGAGTCGTCGTAAGCGCCGCCGAAGTCGGAAGGAAGACCGGCGATAGGGCCGACGGAAAATGCGGCAGGCTTTACAAAGAAGTTAGGGTGCGCCGTGATGTTCTCAGCCGTCAGGCCGTTGGCCATGGACGTGTTCGGATTGGTGATGCTGCCAGCGCCGCCGATGCCAACGTATTCGGCAGTCCATGTGTCTAGGTTAAGGGCTCCAAGTTCGACCGACGCCTTATGCATCTTGCAGAAACTGAACGCCGCAATAGGGCAAGGTGCGCCGCGATAGAAACTCGCCGACGAGCCTTCTTTATCGACCTTGAAAGTCAGGGTGCCGACTACGAGTCCGTAGCCGTCCTGCACGAACTTCGCGCCTGGTTGGAGTTTAGGCGAGGTAAGCGCGTCGCCTGTTTTAACGAGAGCCATGGTTATTTTTTGGTAAAGTCATCGGGCATACCGACGCCCGGGTTTGCGATCTTGTCGAGGAGGGCGGTCTGCTTCTTGGCTTCTTCGAGCTGGGCGCTCATTGCCTCCATGACAGGGTTTGCGCCGACGCCCACGACTTTGCCGAAGCCTTCGGGGCCTTTGAAGTCTCCGGCCTTTTGTTTGATGCTCTCAGAAATGGGCCCTTCTTTGGCCATGTCCTCGGCTAGGATTTTGCGGATACGTTCTTGGAGCTCAGGGCTCTTGGCGGCAAACTCTGCTCGCTGTTCAGAAACCGTCATGCCTCCCATGCCGAAGGCAGGGACCTTGCTCTTAGCGTCAAAGCCAAAGATGGATTTGGCGCGCGGGTCATTCATTAAGAACTCATAGGCGGTTGTCTCTGGCTGTTGCTTAGCCTGATCTGCCTTTAGTTTGTCCTCCTTGATCCGTGCCACCTTGCGAGCGTAGTAGACGTCTTCGGCTGCCATGCGTTCGTTGACGCCGTCAATGGCGGCTTTGTTGGCATCCTCCTGCTTCTGCTTAATTTTATCGAAGTAGTCGCTGACTGTCCTGGTAAGCAATCCGAAGATGGCCATCGGGCCGGCGACAGAAAGGAAAATGTCCTTAAAGGACTGACCGAACTTCTTCTTGATGTCTTCGACCTGCTTGGCCATGCCTTCAGTGGCTTTCTTGGCCTTGTCCATCGCCTGCGGGACATCGGAGGTCGTCTTGATGTTGACTGTCAGGTCTTGGGCCATGTCAGGGGGTGCTTTCCTTTGCCGGATTGGAAGCACTAGCCGCGGCCTCCTTGGCTTCCTCCTCGGCCATGAAGGCTTCCTCCTCGGGCGACATGATCGCCACGTCTGCACCCTTGCGGATAGCCAGGGCGGAGTTGAGCCAGATGGCCTGACACTCCGGCATCTCCCAAGCGCGCTGCTCAGGTATGCCTTGAGCAATCAAGTTGGCGACGATAGACAGCGGCCAAGGCACGCCCTTGTCCCCGCCACCTGACTTGGTCTTGGTCTGCTCCCAGAACTTTGGCCAGTTCTGGACAAGGATATATTCGGCAAAGGCTTCGACTAGGCGCTCAAACTTGGCGGGCCTGCGACCTAGGTGCATGATGCGTAGTTGGTCCCTCCAGCCTATGTCGCCCAACTGCTCTTCGGCGCATACTTGGCAGGCGAAGATAAGGTCGGCTGGGGTTATGCCGCGGGAGCCGGTGACGAGCGGGGAGTCAAAGGCCATCAGGCGCACCCGGTACTTCAAGCACCAGGGGTAAAGAGTTCGACCCAGAACCTTGAAAGGAGCCGGGTCGACGTAGGCGTTGAGGAAGCGACGATCCACTGTCCTCTAGACTGTCCCCCTTTCGGGGGTGTCAATTACGCAAGGGTGATGCCTTCGTAATCGATCGCCGTAATGCTGACGGAGGTGAAGCCCTTGTTGGAGCCCTTGTCGTCAATCTTCGTAATCACGCCAGAGAAAGAAACCGAAGCCGAGCCAGCGGGATAGGCCGAGAGCGTGTTTAGAGTGAAGGCCAGGGTGCCACCGAGGACAGGCATAGATGAGGTCTTGGCGATGCCTTCAACCGTGAGCTCGCTCTTGCGGTCATCCATGCGGTGGGTCTTGGTGATACCCGTTTCGTCGACCACCGTTTCGTCCGCGTTGAACGAGGACGAGAGGCTGTAGCTCTGGACGAAGAGGTTGGTGACAGTACCCGCGACTCCGTAGATACAGGTGGTTCCGTTTGAGATGGCGGCCATTTGTAATTGCAGGCTTTGGAATTGGCTTAGGCGGGCAGGACCACGAGCACGTCAAAGGCAAAGGAAGTCGCCCAGGAGCGTTCGTCGATGCCCTCGTCTTCGGAGACCACGGTGACGTCGTAGCAGGCCGCGTCGGTCGAAGCGACGAAGGCCGCCTTGATGGAGGTCAGGTCGCGCATATTGCCGGACAGGGCGGCACAGCGGGCACGGTGATCGGCGAGGGTCGTGTCGTCGGCGTTCGAGAACAGGGTGATGCGGACCGAGCAGCTGAAGTTGCCTTCACCCTCGGGGAGGTCGGCAGGGCTGCGGGCGGACTCGCATAGGACCACGGCCTTGGGCAGGGTCTGGGTCGCGGCGCTGTCGCCCGTCAGGAAGGCCACGGTGGTCAGCCCGGTCTGGGTGGATAGGTAGGTGGCGAGGGTGGCCTCTACGATGTGGCGGATGGATTTGGTTCCCATAAGTGGTTAGCGGATGCGGCGCTTGTTATTAGTCGCCGTGATTGTGTCGTCAAAGTGCTTCCTGAATCGGTCCCGCATTTGCTTCACGCGGTTGCCATAGACAAGACCAAGGGTGTCTGCTGTCACGGCGATGTTATTGATGTTGCCGTTGGTATTGGTGACCGAGACTTCGACAAGGTTCTGGTTGGCGTTAGTGGTGCTACGGCCAATAGTGTTATTATGGCGTTTAATCCAGGCTGGCTTCATCAGCTCGACGCCCACGTTCTTAGGCACGCCCTTGATGATAGGCTTGGGAAGTGACAGGAGAGCCATAAGCCAGCCAGACTTGATTGAGCCGACCATCAGTTGCCGTTCCTCGATGTATGCCTTTAAGTCCTTGGCGCTGTCCACGAGCATGGGCACCTTGACCGGGCGAACCTTCAGAGGGATGCGGCCGCCGAACTTTCCTTTTATGCGGTTATGGTTGGGCTTAATCTCTTGGACAAAGCCCTGCGTGCCATAGTCCGAAAGCACGATGTTGGTCGTGTTATAGTAGTTCTTGGCTTTCTTGAACGCGCGATCGTAGTTCTGGTCGCCGGCAATCTTGCGGACGATGGGCGGGATTTTGTTCATCCCTACTAAGTGGCCAGAGGCCATGATTTTGCGGAAGTCACCGAAATTGCCCGACTTTACGGCATAGGCCATCTGGTTCATTAGTAGCCCAGGGGCGGCCTTAGAAGTCTTGTCGTCTGCGGCCACAAACATCTTGCGGACGTCGCCGTCGATGGCGTTATTTCCGGCGCGCTGCGCGTCCTTGGTCAGGCCACGGCCACCGCCCTTGGGCATGGGAGGGGTAAAGGTAGCCGCGTCGACGCAGGCCAGCGCAGCTTGTTCGATTGCCGCGTCTCGCATTGTCAGGCCGCAGTCGGCCGCGAACTGACGCAGGGCTGCGATGAACTCAGCCTGAGACTTGGGCTCAATCGATACCTTGACCACGGGGGGTTACTGGTTATCGTCGATGACGACGAGCGTGATCCATGCCGACCCGGGCTTGTAGGTCTGGCTCGTGATGCGGACCGTCTTCCCGCCGGCCACGATCTTCTTGCCCTGGGCAAGGCTGGCGATGGGCACCCCTGCCGACAGTAGGGCCGCCGATGCCCCCATAGACCCGTCTGGCTGGCTCCAGGAGGCCGTTACAGCGGGGAGCCTGACCGTATACTGGGTCCGCTCCATATACCCCCCTGCTTCGAGCACGGTCGAGACGGCGGGGTCGGAGATGAGGCAGGAGAAGGTGATGGCCCCAGAGTTGGCCGACCCGGCCACGCCGAAGTCCGCCACCATCTCTTTGGCGTCGTTGAGAAACTCGGTTCCGTAGAGGCTCATCCTATACTTGCCCGGATTGGTAGGGGGCACAAAAAAGGCCCCCATTGCTGGGAGCCTCGTTTGAACCTTGGACCGCTATTAGGCGGCGGTCTTGAGGCGGTGGAGGGAGGTCGCGCGACCGACAGCGGCACCGAAGAGCAGCGTGGCGGTGACGTTGTAGTAGCCGCTCTGTTCCTGGCCCATGAGGACCTGGACGCCGAGGCCGGTGTCGGCGTCGACAGCGTTGGCGACTTCGAAGCCCGGGATTTCGGACATCGGGAGGGCCGAGGCGACAGCGATGGCGTCAGCGCCGCAGGCGAAGCCAGCGAGGTTTTCGGCGTTCGCCGGGAGGCTGTTCCACTGGTAGACAGCGGCACCGGCGAGGGTACCGATCTGGCCGGAGGTCAGGATGCCGGCACCGAGGACGGAGTTGCCGATGATGGTGGCGTCACCGAGGAGGCCGTTGGCGTAGGTGCTGTTCAGGATGAACGCGCGGGGCTCAGCGGCCTTGGCGGCGTCGAGCACGCCCTTGGCGGTCACGACTTCAGCGTAGGTCAGGGCGGCACCAGTGTCGACGGACGAAGCGTAGTTGGCGTTCGTGATCAGCGCGCCGATTTCAGCCAGGCACTTTTCAGCGAGGGCGTTGGCGGCGGTCGGGACGAAGGCGTTCGAGAGGAACTGGGCGCCATACATCTTGACGTCGAGGGGCGAGAAGCGGCTCGACACCTTGAAGTGCTTGAGGGTGACGTTGGCGGCGGTGATCGTCGCGTCGTCCTGGGTGAGGTAGCCGCCGGTGGAGAACTCGGTAGCGGTGGAGGTGCCGATCAGCGGAACCTGGACCGTCTTGCCGGCGCCGGATTCGGCAGCGGTGAAGACGGACGAGAAGGCGCGGAGGGCCGGGAGCTTGCCCTTGAGGGAAGCGATGACGCTTTCAGCGAGGATGCTGGGAGCGGCGACGATGGAGTTAGCCATGATGTGTTATGATTGGGTGAGGGTTAAGGGGAAATTAGATGCAAGCCTTGATGATGGCGTTGCGGTGAGCGGCGAAGTATTCGTTGCGCTCTTTGGAGCCGACCGGCAGGGACATGAAGGTCGCGAGGTGGTCGACGGCTTCGGCGGTGGGCTTGCCATCCGCGGGGCTGAGTTCGACCGGGGAGACGCCGACGGAGGCCACGATCTTGGCGGCTTCCTTGGAGGCGCTGACCTTGCTGGCTTCGTGATCGGCGACGAGGGCCTTGAAGGACTCCGACTCCTTGACGGCCACTTCGAGGGCGGCGGTCAGTTCGGCGAGCTTGGCGTCCTTGGACGCGGCTTCAACCTTGAGGCTTTCGAGTTCGGCAGAGACGCCGACCGTCATCTTCTCGACAGTGGTGCGGAGGTCGTCGCGTTCGGCGGTGAGGCCAGAGACGGCGGCGGTGGCGGCGAGCAGCTGTTCTTCGATGGTCATCTTATGTTTGCTGGGAATGGAATTAGAACGAACGCAGGGCGGCGTTGAAAGAGTCGGCCAAGCCAGTCACCAAGCCCTGGGCGGCGGCCTGCTTACCGGAGAAGACCTGGCCTTCCATGGCCTCGGCCTTCACCATCTTGCGTTTCATGTTCACGGCTTCCTTGAACTCGGCGTGGATCGTGTCGACGCCAGCCTGGAGGTTGCCGAGTTGGCCTTCGTCGAGGGACGTGCCTTCGATGCCAGCGCCCTTGAACTTGCCGGACTTGATGACGACCATCTTGATACCAGCCATCTTGGCGGCTTCGGAGTAGTCAGGAATGGCCATGTACACGCCGATAGAGCCGACGGTGCTGGACGGGCTGGCGACGACGCGGTCAGCAGCCGAACCAATCCAATAGGCGGCGGAGGCCATCTCGGAGTCAGTATACGCGAGCGTAGGCTTGCCGAAAGTGCGGACCTTGTTGGCCAGTTCCTCGACGCCGGTGACCGTGCCACCAGGGGATGAGATTTGCAGGGCGACCTTCTCGACATCGGGGCTGGCGGCGAAAGCGTCCAGCGCCTCGGAGATTTCGTTCACGTCCACGGCGCCCATCATCTTCTCGAGCGGGGACAAGCCCTTGCCGATCACGCCCACGACCGGGATGATGCCGATGCCGTCGACGACGTAGGGCTTGGGGGCCACGCCGAAGAGCTGCGCGAGCATATCAGTGAAGCCGAACTTCTCGGCGAGGACAGCGTGGTCCTTGGCCTTGGTCGGGTCGATGAGGAGGGGCTCGCGGCCCGACAGTCCGTTGGTGAGGAAACGCATAAAATTAGGAGTTGGGTTTGTCTTCGGATTCGGGCTCTTCCATCGAGGCAGGTTCGTCCTCGGACTCAGGGCCTTCCTCCACATCGCCGCTGATCGTGCCGACCGGGGTGTTGGACGGACGGAACAGCAGTTCGAAGGGGATGCCGTACTTGGAGGCCAAGTCCTTAATGTGGACCATGTCGGAAGCCCGCTTGTCCATCTCGGTGCGGAAGTCTAGGCCGCGCTGGGCGTAGAGCTCAGACATGGACAGAAGGCCCATCTCGACGTCGGCGCGGTCGTTCGCGGCTTCGCGGCCAGCGTCGACAGTGACAGACTTCGGGGTCGTCCAGGAGACGCGGTTCCAGTCCGGGTCGTCAGGGATTTCGCCGGCGGCGATGCCTTGGCCGATGATGTAACCCCACGTCGGAACGCAGAAGTTCTCGATCATGATGGTCTGATACTTGGAGAAGACGCGGCCAGCCTTGGCCGTGATGAGGCGGACAGTGGCGCCGCCCAGCTTGGAGGAGTCGCCGACGAACTCGTAAGGCAGGACGCCTTGGGAGATGTCGCGTTCGAGCGCAGCAAGGAAGCCGGTGAAGGTGGCGTTGGGGCGGTTGCTCTGGAAGGAAGTCATGTCCTCCCCGGGCTCAAGGGCGATGAGTTTGCCGCCCATCGTGTTGGCGAGGTTGGCGTAGGAGCCGGTGCCAGTGGCGCCGAGCTCGTTGGCCATGTCGCCGTCAAGGATGCCGCCCGCTTTCTTGATGATGCGGGTCACGTCGCCGTTGTCTTTCACGGCCTGCTTCTCGAGGGCGAGGATTTCCATCTCGTCCTGGATGGAGTTGATGGAGTGTTGGAGCAGGGGGACGCCACGGGCGCCGGACGCATACTCCTGGTCGACGACCATCATCATCGACTGGGCGAGAATCTGGCGGGACGAGCCGTCGGAGCGGTAGATGTTTACGGCGATGTATTCGCCATAAGGACCGAACTGGATGCCGTCGTGCATACCCTCGGGCACCTTGCCTTCGAGAGGGTCGCCGACGCGGTGGGCTTCCATCAGCTGGAGTTTCGCCTCGCCGGCGCCGTTGCGGACCTTGGCGGCGAACGAGTCACCGTCGCGGATCATGCCGCGGAGAAGGATGGACTGAGCCTGGTAGAACGAGAAGCGGTTCGTGATGTCGATGCGCTTGGCCTTCTCTGCGAAGTAAGCCTCATAGCGTTCCTGCATCTCAGGGGTCGACGCGTGGCTCTGCGGCTTGATGCCGTCGCCCACCGTGTAAAGGCAGATGTCCGCAAGGATTTGCTTGAAGAGCCCGGAGTTACGTTCGGCCCAGCGGCACTTGCGCACCATCGTCAGGCGGTCGTAAGGGGTCAGGTCACGGCGAAGGTCACGCGGTTCAGCGCCGTAGGCCGCACGGCGGGCACGCGTCACGCCGATGGACTGCCAATCGCCGTAGGAGGCTTGCGGCTGCGGAGCGGACGGGGCAGGCGTCACCGGCTTGGGACGCAGGCTGACGGTCTTAATCTTCTTGCGGATGGCCATGGAAATTAGTCCTGACGGTTCTGCCAGTCGGTCGAGATGATCGTGCGACGTGCGCCGTAAGTCGAAGGGTCGAGGCGGCTTAGGGCGAACATGGCCTCGGACAGCATCTCCTTCGGGGGCATGGCGAACTGCTTTGACGCGGACGAGCCGGAGTCGGAGTAGGACATCAGGGTCTTACCTTCGGTGATCATGGCGACCGCCTTGGCTTTGATGTCTAGGAGTTCGCACTCCGTAAGTCCGATAAAGAGTCCAGAGGCCATTTAAACTTGCCGAGAATGGAAGCCGTAGAGGGGGTACGCCGCCCAGCCCACGCCATGAGTCTCTTCCTCCCACGACACTAAACGGCGTACCCTTGAGGAAAGTCTGCCAAGGGTCATTCGGAAGGCAAGTCGGTTTCGGCAGTTTCCCGCCCGGCGATGCCCCAGCGGACCGCGGCCAGAAGGGCGAGGATTTCGCAGTCCATGGCGTGGTTGTCCTTCTTGCCCTGGGGAAGTATCCACATGGGTTTGCCGGTGCGTTTATCCTTTACGCGCACCTCGGCGCTCAGCTGAGAAGCATACTCCTCGGTTGCGTCGATGGCGTAGGTCCAGACGCGGCGAGCCCGCAAGCCGTGCAGGAGGTCTTTGCCGGCGGTGGCCGAGTGGACGATCAGGATGGCCCGCTGCGGGATGCCAGGGACGACTATGGACTGCTTCTCGGAGTAAAAGCGGCGGGTCGTGTTGCCCGTCTTGTCGGTCACCGCGAAGTCGTCGGAGCCTGAGCCCTTGGCCGTCTTCCAGTTCCGCTTGGCTGTCTCGCGGTAGACCTCGGTCGTGTTGTCGCCGGAGTCGACGAGCACCATGGCCTGATGCACCCCGTGCTGTTTGGCGAAGGCTTCGACGTTGCCCCATGAGTCGATGCGGGCGAAGGCCATCAGGCGGCTATGCCCGGTCTTGGCCCATCGGCGGACAGTCACCCAGAAGTGGCCACGCTGGACGTCGACCCCCATCGTGCGGAAAGGGATGCTCCCGGGCACGGCGTCCTTCTGGTCGACGACGCGGGCCTTCGGGGTGATGGCCGCTTCGGCGTCCCAAGGGTCGGCCATCTTGTAGTTGGCGGCCTCCGCCAGCGCCACCATCTCGCCGCCCTCTTCGCTCCAGGGCATGGCCAGCCGCTTCTGCTTGAAGATGCGCCGCGGCTCTTCGTCTCCGTATTGGTCGTTTGCCTCCTTGGCCTTGAGCA